TGCAAGTACTTTTTCTTGCTTCTCTACTTGCTTGCGTTTAGCAGCAATTTCTTCTTCTGTCATCAAAGACTCATCAAAGTCTTTATCTACAGAATACTTAGAAGCAAATTCTTCTTCAATTTCTTGTGGAGTCAAATCTGGATATTCGTAAGCTAATCTAAGCTTTAAAATATCTGATTCGTCCATCTTATCCAATTCTGAAAGAACTTTTTGTTCATATAAGATATCTGCTATTTCGGAAACATTTCCCTCAACTAGAGAATCATATATGTTTTTAGCTACTTCATTTTCCCACTGAAACTCAACCTTAGTTGGCTCTTGTGGTTCTTGTTCTGTAGCTGGTTGTTCCGTTGTTGCAGCTGTTGGTTCTGTTGCTGGCTCTACTGTTGTAGGTTGCGCAGGCTCAGGTTCTGTCGCTGTAGTTTCTGTTGGAGTTGGTTCTTGTGGCAACTCCGTTGCTTGTGTTTGGTTTGACGTATCTGGTGTGTTTGAGTAACTAGATACATCAAATGGATTGATGTCTTGCTCTGCCATATTGGTTTATTTTGTTATGCAAATATATAAATTATTCAGCTTCAGTTTGTTGCTCCTCTTGAGCCATCATTGCTTGTTGTTGTTGTATCATCATTTCTTCCATCTCTTTCTGCTGTTTCTTTGCAAAAAATCCATCAACAACAGCTTTCATTTCTGGACTAAGAGGTCTTCCTAGTTCATATGATTTAAGCAATGCTAACTGAACAAACTCCTGTTCTGATAATTCTTGTTTCATCTTCATTTCAGTACTTACAATAGCTAATTTCCCTTGTGCATCTATTTGTTGTAACTGAGCATCAGCTTGAGCTTTTGCTTGGATAGACTGCTGTTGCACTTGTGCATTCATTTCTGAATTACGTTGTGCCTTTTCCATTTCAGCCTTCTCTTTGTTTTTCTTAGCTTTAGTAAGATACATTTCAGCAAGTTTAGTATTCCTTATACTACGAACTCTAAATGCATCTTCAAACTCCATCATACCAGCAGATAATGCTGTTTGAATCATACCTTCTAAGAATTGTCTTTCTTTCTCATCAGGTAAAACTTCAATTTTAACATCAAACTGCTTTCCTTTTACATTCTCAGCTCCTAAATACTCTTCGTATTGTCTACCACCGTATAAAACAGAATCGTACAATAACAATGAAATCTTAAATGCTGTTTGTTGATATAAGCTTAAGTAAGCATCATATATAAAATCAGTAGCATTGTTAGACGCTTGAATTTGAGCTTGTTGTACGCCTAGCCCTAATTTAGGGTTAACACCAGAACCTTCTCTATATTCATTTACGCCTATCTCATCACGAAGCCTATCTAAGTAGTGGTTGTAAACCATAATCAATTGCTGGATTTGGCTTACGCTACCTGAGTTAGGAGCTTCTTGAATAGGAACGCTATTAATATTATCTCCGTCTTCTGTTCTGCGCTTGTAGTAGATATTACCTGTTTGGTCATAAACAGCTTGTAACTCTAATGGGCTTAATGCCTTAGCTTGCCCAATATTAATGTCTGACAAAGAATCAATATCTATAATTAAACCTGAAGGTCTAAGTTTAGCAATCAATTGCTGAATCTTCAAATGAGCTAATGTCATCTGGCGAATAGAAGTTTCCATTCTTTCAGGAATAGCCATATTCTCCAAATCTAAGTTCTCGTGCATATACACGCTATAACTAAAGAATGCATCAGCCATACCTTTTGTAGTAGAAGGCTTAATCATATTCTTAGCTACACCCCACTCAAGCATCATATCTGTATTCAACACATATACTCCACGATAGATAACATACATATCCTTGGTAATCAACTCTTTGTTATCACCTAATCTTTGTGGAGCTTTATCTTTTTTCTCTACAATAACGTTACCATACTTGTTTGTCTTAGCTTGGTACATCATTGTGTCAATAGTCTTAATCTCGTAGTCTAATACGTCTACAGTCCAATCGTCATATGGTCTGTCAATAGAATATCTAAATCTATCGTCCCATTTAACCGTTTGAGTATATTGTTTAGCTTGTTTAGCTAATTGCCAAATTTTTTCTTCTGGCATATTAGGATATTGGTTTCTAATGTCTACTAATTTCATAGACAATACCTCTCCTATGAAAGAAACGTCACGAAAATCATCGTAGTTAGAAAAACCATAAAAACTATTCTCAGGAACTACACGTCTTACGTTTATCTTGCCTCCTGGGCCTGTTCCTACTTTTGTAGCACCTAAACCAGTCTCGGATACGTCTTCTAATAATTTACGCTTGATTACAGGCCATCCATTTTCGTGGAATACATAATCACAGCCTTTTTCAAATAATATCTCTTCTGGCAATTGGTATTCTAATCCAAAATATAGATTTAATTCATCGTAGTTTTCTGGAGTAAATCCGCCATCAGCCATCAACTTAACACCAAGTTCATCTTCCATTTGTTTTACCTCTTCTCCATAGTTCATTCTATATTCAGCTTCATCTCTATCATATTTCTTTCTTTCAACAGAAACTGGGTCTATAGCTGTAGCCTTTACCTTTTCGTCACGCTTCATAAAGCCACCTATAATAACCTGCATAAATTTAGGAGCAATTGCAGGGGCTTTCATATCTAGGTTTACAAACGCTTCTTTACCATCTACGTTTAATAAGTCTAGAAACTCTTGCATAGGTTGTTTACCCCTAGCAAACTTTCTGTTCTTTTCAAACTTTTTATTACGTCTGCTGAAATATCCACTGTTATAAGCTTTTTGTAAAAACTTGGATATCTTTAACCCTTCTTCTACATCTCTTTTCAACTTGGAGTTGCCAAGGTGGAAGTTTAGGATTTCTTTTGTTGATGCGTTATTTTCACTCATAATTATAGCAAAAGTACAAAATTACATTACACAGTAATCTTGTATGTTTTTAATGGCAAGGATGCAAGCTTTACTTCCTCCTTGTGACTTTCCAAAGATACGCCAGAAAGTAGACTAATCATAAAGGCGATACTTCGGTCAAACGGAGTTCGGTTCTCGTGGTCGTAAGCTAACAACTCTTCTAGCAAATCATTAAAGTAAACTTTTTGACAATGATTCTCAATGTAAGATATAGCTGTGTCTAACTGTCTAGCCATTGCAAATGCATCAGCAGAAGCTACACCATACTTTCCAGGCCCGCCTTGTCTCCTCTTGAATCTATCAACAGCCGCTTGAGGTGTCTTCAGTAAGTACGCTCTAAATCCTTTGTTTTGGAAATAGTCTACGAAGTCATCTCCTACGTCATTCTCATAACAAGCTTTGTATCCATAGAATACAGCCGCCTTTAGCATTTCATCGTGAAACATACTCTTTAATCTAGGACGGCCAACATATTCCGCAACTGGCATACCTGTGTTAGCTGGGTCTTTCATATCTAATTTCTCAAAGATGTAGCAAGCTCCCATAGAGCCCTTACCACTAATAACAGATGACTTGAACGGGTCAATACCACTTGAGTAGATATGATTATTGGCAGGAGTTTTAACTCCAGATATTTCTACCCACTTATTCTGCATCTCTTTTGGTGGGAACTTATGTATTAGCCAGTTGCCTTCTTTATCATCTGACCAGTCTACAGTCTTGTCGTCTTTCCAGTACAAGCGTACTCTACGCATAGCTACCTTCTCTTCTTTTAAAAAGTCTAACTGATTATATATCTTCTCTGCATTGAAGTAACACTTCTTAGCGTCAATCATAAACGCTTCGTTCTCGTCAAAAGGATTCATACGAATCTCTTCAGAAAGCTGTTCTTTATCTGTAATTAGTTTACGCTGATTAATAAGATAGTCTCTACTACCCATCTCTATCTTAATACCAAATCTTTCGTAGATGTATTTCTTTTGCCTTTCAGTAGGTGTATCTACAATAGACTTACCATACTCGTCTATAAAACCCTCGTACCCATCGTAGGCAGGACAGAAATATCTGTACAAGCCAGATGCGGTCATTTGGTTTTCAAACTGGTTAGACGCATCGTATAGTTTCTTGTAAGGCTCTCCTCCTGACTTAGCATCGTTGGCTGTAGATGGTATCAAACAGAATCCTACTTTGATAGCACCACGACCCATCGTCTTTTTTACGATAGGCCAGTACTGGTTAACAGATACTTCCTTTGGCCATTTACCAGCCTCGTCCATTAGGAGCGCAGTAACACGGCCTGAATCGTACGAGTTAAGGGCAGTATTCTTAAAATTGATTTTTGACTCCAAGCCAATGTCATCATCAAATACCTTTCCCTTCTCACGACCCTTCGCCTTACGTTTATCTTTTTTCTTTTTGAATACCAACTCTGTCTTAGTCTCTTCATCTTCTGCTCTCGGTTTTAAAAATATAGGTAAGTTACGATAGCCGTTCATTACCATATATACAAACGCATCACTGGCATCCTTACCTGTCTTAGATATGATA